TTTTGGTTCCCAATCACTTTTGGCTTCAAGCTGATTCCAACAAGATAATAGCCGAAGGAACGATGTTTTCAATTCGGGGAGCTTCTGATTATGTTTTGCCACAAGAACGCTTTGTGTTGAGTCGATTGCGAGTTCTGACGATAGATTGAGTCACGACTGATGTTTCGATTTATCGGTGTTCTTCACGATTGAGGAGTTACAGGTTCCGGCATGACATGTTCATTAAAGATGCGGATTTGGTTCATTTGGCCAGTTTACCTGGTTCTCTGATAACAACGCGAATGAACTTGCCTGTCGTTAATGAGATCAATATGTATTTGACAAAGACCAAGTCAACAATCAAAACAGACGGAGGGCAAAAATTGCTTGAAGTCCCAAAATGTTGGCGATATTCAGCTCAAACCTCCGGTGGCATGTGTGGAGGACTTCTCGTTGCCCACAAGACGTCTATGGCACGAAAGTTTCTCGGAATTCATTTTGCAACGAGTCGTTCGTCGCCAGTTTCATTCGGTCAAATTGTCACACAAGAGATGATGGCACCTGCTCTTGATTCTCTTAATAAGGAATTTGGGGTTCCCATTGAAGGTGTCATGGTTGGGCGCGAACTTGATGATGTTGAAGATGCAAGAGTGTATTTTGAAGGTGATTTTTCCCGTTTTGGAACGGTCAAACGTGGCGAAGAAATTAGGCCTGCCACTAAGACACAATTAATTCCCTCTATCATTCAGGGGGTTTTTCCAATTAAGAGAGCTCCAGCCGCTCTTGTTCCAAGTGATCCACGTATTGATCCAGAATTTCGTGGAAAATCTCTCATCGGAAGATCGGTTGCCAAATATGGTAAAATGTCAGCGCCATTTGATGAAAAGCTTGTTGATGAGATTGTCGAAGATGTTTTCCTTACGATTGCTGGGGAAATAACTCACGTTCCGAAACGTGATGCAACGATTGAGGAAGCGATAAATGGAAATGTGCATATTTCAAGGTGCGAGCGATTGAATCTGCATACGTCACCAGGATATCCCTATGTTTTGTATAAACCACGTGAAACTACGGGTAAACATGGATGGTTCACCGGAACCGATGAAGAAAGATTTATGAAATCGGATCTCGAAGACAAGGTGAATTTTCGGCTTGATGAAGCTTACCAAGGTCGACGTGTTGCCTCTATATGGGTTGATAACGCCAAAGATGAATTGCGCCCCATTGAGAAAATTCGAGCTGGAGGAACGAGGACTTTTACGATCGGACCAATGGACTATACGATCGCTTTTCGGAAAATGTTTTTAATGTTTTGTTGTCATTTTATGACCGCAAAGTTAAAATTTTTCTCCGCAATTGGTATGGATCCAGAATCATACGATTGGACTCTCGCAGAAGATCGGATGCGTGAAGTATCTGATGTCGGCTTTGCTGGTGACTATTCCAGATGGGATGGAGTAATGTCAGCTCAAATCATGGATTCTGTTTGTAATCACATCAACAAATGGTATGGAATCGATAACATTGAATCGAATATTGCGAGACGCGTTCTTTTTGATGAGATGATACACACGCCAGTGTTGTGCATCAACTTGCTTTATGGGCAACATGGTGGAAATCCCTCTGGAAATCCTATGACAGCAATAATAAACACGATTGTCAATGCCGTGTATTT